TGCTGCCGTAAGAGATAATGCAGTAGATGGATCTGTTAAAATAGTTACTATTACTAATAGAGGAGTTGGTTTAGGAACTGCTGGTGCTGTTTATACAAGAGTTCCAATCAAAGGAGATGGTTCTGGTGGTGAATGTACTGTTATCATGTCAAATGATCAAACAGTCGATTCTATAACAGTTTCTAGTCAAGGATCTGGTTATTCTTATGGTAATGTAGATTTAGTTAGTGGTGGGGTTCCTACAGGAACAACAGTTCCTACATTTGATGTTGTTATTTCACCTCAAGGTGGACATGGTTCTGACATTTATGAAGAATTGGGTGCATATAATGTTCTACTCTATTCTAGAATAGAAAATGATACAGAAAACCCAGATTTTATTACAGGCAATCAAATAGCAAGAATTGGTGTTGTTCAAGATCCTAAAGGATTTGGATCTAATAATCTTTTATCATTAGATAAAGCAAGTGCAGTTCCTGCTCTTCGCTTGACTGGTGCTGGATATAGTTCTGCATCATTTAATGCAGATTCTTTAATTAAGCAAACTATTGGAACGGGTTCTACTGCTCTTGGAAAAGTTATTAGTTATGATCAAAATACAGGAGTTTTGAAGTTCTGGCAAGACAGGACTATGGCAGGATTTAATACAGTAGGCACTGCTCAAACAAATCCTCCTTATGGGTATAATTTAAATCAATTTACCAGTACTCCAAGTGGTAATGGAAGCCTTACTATTGTTCCATCTACAGGGTCTAATTTAGCGATAGATACGTCCTTCACAGGTGTCTCAACCGTAATAAATAGTAAGACGTATTATCTTGGACAGTCATTTAATAATGGCATTGCCAATCCCGAATCTAAAAAGTATTCTGGAAATATTGTTTACATTGATAATAGACCTTCTATAACAAGGTCATTAAACCAAAAAGAAGATATCAAAGTTATTTTGCAGTTCTAAAAAATCATGCCACAGCAAACGAATTTAAACGTATCGCCATATTTTGACGACTATTCTGATAATAGTGGTTATCATAAGGTGCTGTTTAAACCTGGATCTCCTGTTCAGGCAAGAGAACTCAATAATCTCCAATCTATTTTACAAAATCAGATTGAAAAGTTTGGGCAACATTTTTTCAAAGAAGGTGCAAAGGTAATACCTGGTAATACTGGATATAATAAACTATATTATTGCATTCAACTGCAGAATACTTTCCAAGGAGTGCCTGTATCTGCATATGTTGATCAATTAGTTGGAACACAAATAACAGGAAGAACATCTGGTGTAACTGCAGTTGTAGATAATGTTTTATTAGCAGAAGATTCTGAAAGAGGGAATTTAACTTTATATGTTGCTTATATTGGTTCAAGTACTTCAAATAATTCAACACAAACATTTGCTGATGGTGAAGAATTAACCACCAATACTATTATTAGTTCTGGTTTATTAGGTAATAGTAGTATTACTACAGGAAGTCCATTTGCAATAACAGTTGCCAATAATGCAGCAGCCACAGGGTCTTGCTTTCAAATACAGGAAGGTGTATATTTTATTAGAGGGCAATTTGTTAAGGTAGAATCACAAACTCTTATATTAGAACAGTATAATAATCAAGCAAACTATAGAGTTGGTTTAGCAGTAAATGAAGAGATTATAAACTCTGATATGGATGAAACCCTGAATGACAATTCACAGGGATTTAATAATTATTCTGCTCCAGGTGCTGATAGATTAAAGATAACTCTTAGTCTTTTCAAAAAACCATTAGATGATTTTGATGATAATGCTTTTGTTGAAGAAGCAGAAGTTGTTGAAGGTGTTCTTAAATCTAAAGTAAAAACTAGTGCATATAAAGGTCTTTCTGATGAACTTGCACGTAGAACTTATGATGAGTCTGGAGACTATTATGTAAAACCATTTAGTGTTACCACTAGAAACTCATTAAATGATAATGTTGGTAATAGAGGTATTTTTAAGGAAGGTCAATTCACTTATAGTGGAACCATTCCTTCAGAAGAACTTGGTGTTTATAAACTTTCTCCAGGTAAAGCATATGTAAGAGGATATGAGATAGAGACTACATCTCCTGTCTTTTTAGATTGTCCTAAACCAAGAACAACGAAGACTTTAGAAGGTCAAAATATAATTTATAATACAGGAGCAACATTAAAAGTAAATAGAGCTTATGGTAATCCTACTATAGGTATTGGTAATACTTATATATTAAGTTTAAGAGATCAAAGAGGAAGTGCAGATCAAACAACAGTTCCTGGATCTGAAATTGGTCTTGCAAGAGTTTATGATTATAGTTTAGAAACAGGATCATATAATGCTGTATCTAGATTAAATCAGTGGGATATATCATTATATGATGTTCAGACAGTTACTAAAGTAAGTCTAAACCAACCTATTGCTAGTTTACCTACACCTACTTTTATAGAAGGTGCTAATAGTGGAGCAACTGCATTCCTTAAAGATACTGTTACTAATAGTGCTGCATTAAACCTTTATGAAAGAGAAGGTGACTTTATAGAAAATGAAGCATTAATATTCAATGGAATTCAGAATGGAAGAGTTGCAGTTGCAGTTACTGCCTATACTATTTCTGATGTAAAATCTGTATTTGCAACAAATGACGGAACAGTTGGTACTGCTGGAACATTTAATGCAGATGTTATTCAATCTCCATCATTATTTGTTGGAATTGCAACTATTAGTGCTGCTTCAGGAGGAGTAAGCATCGTAACTAGTGCAAGTAGTGATGTATTTCCTGGTAGTGGATTAGTAAAAGTAAATAATTTAGTTCAATTCAGTAATTCTGATAAATCTAATGATCCAACATACGGAAGAATTACCGTTGTTGGAACTAATTCAATTACAATTACTAATGTTGCTGATGTTGATGGTATAGCATGTGGAGATTTACCTACTGTAGCAAGAGAAGTAACAGATTTACAGGTTATAACTACACAATTAGCAGCATCTTCTGATAATACATTATTCACTAGATTACCTAAAGATAATATTTCAGACGTAGATTTAACTAATGCTACTCTTTCTATAAGAAAGGTATATACTGTTAATATTGTTAACAACAAGTTATCCCAATCAGTTTCTGCTGGATCTAGTGAGTTTTTCCTTCCCTTTGATGAGGAGAGATATTCATTAGTCCGTGTTGATGGTAGCACTGAGCCATTAACTACTGATCAATGTGAAATTAGTTTAGATGGTAAAGCACTTCAAATTTATAATTTGGGTTCAAATGATGCTGGTGCTCAATTAACAGCAACACTTACAAAACAGAAGCCCACGGCAAAGAAAAAGATTAAAAATAGAGTTAATAGTCTTATTGTTGATAAATCTACAAATCCAGCATCTGGTATTGGATCTACTACAACAAATGATGGATTAACATATGGTGCTTATCCATATGGAACTAGAGTGCAAGATAAACTTCTATCATTGGGTTCACCTGATGTTATGAAGATTCATGGAATATATGAATCTGCATCTTTAGAAGTGCCATCAGCACCAAAGATGGTTCTCTCTGATATTAATAGTCAATCTACAACTACTATTGAATTAACAGTTGGGGAACACCTTGTTGGACAGAACAGTGGTGCAATTGCAATTTATGCAGAAAGATTAACAGATAGTCAGATATCATTTATTTACCAGAATGATTTTATATTTGCTGAAGGTGAAACTGTAATATTCCAAGAGTCTGAAATTCAAGGAACTGTTACTACATTAGATGCAACTAGTTTTGAAATAGGTGGAGAATATACATTTAGTACTGGTCAAGAAAAAACCATATACGACTATGGATCTATAACAAGAAGATTGGAAGCAGAAGCACCTAATAAGAAAATTAAGGTTTACTTTGAAAGTGCATACTATGATTCTACTGATGATGGTGATATTACTACAGTAAATTCTTATGAGAATTTTGATTATGCTGGAGATATCATGGGAATTGATGGTATCTCTAATGCAGATATTATTGATATTAGACCTAGAGTTGCAGATTACATAGTTTCTGAAAGCACTAGATCACCATTAGAGTTTTATGGAAGAACATTTAATAATGAAGGTCAGAGTGCTACTAATATTTTAGCATCTGATGAAGCTATTATTGCTACATTCTCACATTATCTTGGGAGAATTGATAGAATATTCTTAACAAAGACTGGAGAATTTCAAGTTAAGTATGGTGCTCCTGCTGAAAAACCAGATAAACCAGGTAATGTAGATGGTGCTCTTGAAGTTGCTACTATAAATTTACCACCATATCTTTATAATCCTGAACAGGCAGATATTCGTTCTCATGAGTATAAGAGATTCCAAATGGTTGACATTAAGAATCTTGAGAATAGAATTAAGAATTTAGAATATTATACTGCTTTAACTTTATTAGAAACTAATACTGCTAATTTATTTGTTTCTGATGCAGATGGACTTAATAGATTTAAGTCAGGATTTTTTGTTGACAATTTTGATTCATTCTTACCACAAGAAGATAGATTAGGTATTAAGAATAGTATTGATAGATCATTTAAAGAAGTTAGACCAAAGCATTATACTAATTCAGTAGATTTGATTTTTGGTCCTGTTACAGATGTTGACCCAACTACAGATTTGGCATTCAGCACGATTGAAGGTATTAATGTAAGAAAGAATAATGACGCTATAACTCTAGATTATGCTGATGTTGAGTGGTTAAAGCAGAGTTTTGCTACAAGAACTGAAAGTGTAACTCCTTTCCTTATTAGTTTCTGGCAAGGAACTGTAGAATTGACTCCTGCAAGTGATAACTGGGTAGATACTGTTAAGTTAGAAGCAAAAGTTATTCAGACTGAAGGTAACTATGCCGAAACTATGGCAGCTGCAAGTAGAAATTTTGGAACAGATCCTCAAACTGGATTTGCACCTGTTCTATGGAACGCATGGCAGGCTAATTGGACTGGTATAGATGTTGTAGATACAACTAGAGTAACTCAAACTGGTGGTCAATGGGGTGCAAGATTTAGTAGAGGTGGATGGCCAAATGGAGATCCTTCTACAACCCCTGCTAGATGGATTCAGCAGCGTAGAACTACAACTACTAGAGAAGAGATAAGAGAAACAGTTCAGAGGGGTGTGGAGTCCAGACAGGGCGTTAGAACTATTGTTAGTGAAGTATTTGATAGACAATCTCAAGGAAGTAAAGTTCTTAATAGAGATATCATTCCTTATATGAGATCTAGAAACGTTGAATTCGTTTCTAAGAGAATGAAGCCAATAACACAACTTTATGCATTCTTTGATGGTGAAGATGTAACCAAGTATTGTGTTCCAAAACTTCTAGAAATAGAAATGAGTTCTGGTACATTCCAAATTGGAGAAACTGTTATAGGTAATGTTCAAGGAACAGGACTTGGTGGTGATAACTTTAGTAGCATGAGACCAAGTATTACCTTTAGGGCTGCTCAATCAAATCATAAAGAGGGTCAGTATAATGCACCAACAGTAACTTATGCTTCAAGTCCTTATACTCAAAAACCAGTTCCTGCAACATATACATCTACATCAACTACATTGAATATTGATACATATTCTCTTCAAAATGAAACACAAGGAGAGTTTTATGGATGGGTTGAAAGTGGAATGATTCTTACTGGAAAAACTAGTGGAGCACAAGCAAAAATTACTAATGTTAGATTAATTGCTGACCTTTCTGCTTTCTGTGCTGGTAGTTACTTTATTCCTAATCCAAATGGAGTTAATTTCCCAAGATTTGAAACTGGTAGTAGTGTCTTTACACTGGTTAGTGATAAGGATAATAATCATAACGAAGCATCTACTATTGCTGAAGAATCATACACTGCTGCAGGAGCATTAGAAACTGTTCAGGAAACTATTATTTCAGTTAGAAATGCTAGAGTAGAACAGAAACAGGAATTCCAGCAACGTAATGTTAATAGGGTATTGGGTTCAGAAGTTGTATCTACTTCCGTAACTGCAGGACCACTTGAAGAAAGAGATGTGGGTTGGTTTGACCCTCTTGCACAATCTTTCTTGGTTGAAGAAGAAACTGGCATATTCCTTACGAAGTGTGATGTATTCTTCCGCACTAAGGATGACATGGATATTCCTGTAGTCTTCCAGTTGAGGACAATGCAGGGAGGATTCCCAACACAGAAGATTCTACCTTTCTCCGAAATTGTATTGAATCCTGATCAGGTTAATATTTCTGGTGATGGATCGGTTGCTACTACTGTAGAATTTAAGTCTCCAGTATATTTGGAAAATGGTGCAGAGTATGCAATTTGTTTAGCATCTAACTCTACAAAGTATAGTGTTTATATTTCTCGTATTGGTGAAGAAGATCTTCTTACTAATACCTTTATTTCTAACCAACCATATTTGGGATCACTCTTTAAGTCACAAAATGCTTCTACTTGGGAAGCAAGTCAATGGGAAGATCTTAAGTTCACTCTTTACAGAGCAGACTTTATTGAATCAGGAACTGTAGAGTTCTATAATCCAGATCTTACAAAAGGCAATAATCAAATTCCTATTTTGATGCCTGATTCATTAAGTTTAGAATCTAAAGAGGTTAGAGTTGGTTTAGGTACTACTGTATTTGATGCCAATCTTGAATTAGGTAATACGGTTTATCAGATGGCAACACAAGCAACTGGTAATCTAGTTGGAACTGCAGGAACTGCTGCTGGTCCTAATTTAGCAATTACTGATGCGGGTATTGGATATACTCCTGCATCATCACAGGTTACATATTCAGGTGTTAATCTAATTAGTGTAACAGGTAATGGTAGAGGAGCAGTTGGATCAATAACAATTAATAGTGGTTCTATTGTTTCTAATGGAGCAACAATTACTAGTGGTGGATCTGGTTATCAGATAGGTGATGTAGTTGGATTTACAACTCTTGGACTTACTGCTGTTGGAAGAAATGCAAGATTAACAATTACATCTATAGGTGCTACATCAGAACTTATTGTAAATGAAGTTCAAGGCAACTTTGTTGTTGGTGCAGCAAATACTGTTATGTTTGTTGATAGTAATACAGTTGTTAGAGAATTGAATAGTGCTAATGGAGGAGATGTTCAAGTCTCTTCAATTACTAAAGATAGTGATGGATTGCATATTAAGGTAAATCATAAAAATCATGGTATGTATTTCAGTAATAATAAGGTTGAAATTTCAGGTGTTCAATCTGATGTTAAACCAACCAAATTAACTACTGCTTATACCGCAACATCAACATCACCTATTTCTGTTGTTAAGGGAGAAGATTTTGAAGAGTTTGAAAATGTAGGTGTAGGAACTACTAATACTGGATTCCTTCGTATTGGTGAAGAAATTATTGAATATAGTTCTGTTTCTGCAAATTCAATTGGTGGTAATATTATAAGAGGTGAAAACCCTG